CGGGCTTGTGACCTGGTCTTCGCAATAGACCACCAACGTTTTTACACGTTGTCACACTCGACTCCTCACGTCGAGCGGACAGGTTCTCACTGTCTAGCGCTTGTTACCGTACTTCCGGGCTACCTAGGTTACCACACCATCATAAGTTCACGCCATCGCGTGTGGAGTTCTCAGCTCCCGCTCCCGTCGTACGTTGTCGTTGATTCATCAACTGTGATAGTCTCCCTTCTAGCGCTGTAGGGATACAGAAGTCTTTGGGAGCCCGTTCGTCAGCTGTTGAACAACTGAGGCTCCTCATTCTTTTCTGCCTTCGCGACTCCGGGCGACAACCCTCGTCGTGTACTATGTAAATCACAGTTGGTATAACTTCCTCAAGTTCCAACCAGCACTTGGTAATGTGCAGTTTCTGGTCACCTTTAAAGAAGTCACCTTTGTGATAAGCCGCCTCGCTACCCCAGAACGTCGTCCACTCACACACGTTGGCCGGGCCAGACATGTGTACGTGCGTTTTGGGCTCACCTTTGAGGTTGGGCCAAGATAACTTCAGATGTCCAGGCGCTACATATAGTCCTGGCATGTGGGGAAGATTGCCGTCCAGAGACACCCGCTTGGCACTAGAAGTGTACTGTGTCAAGGTTTCTCTATGAACGACGTCGCAGTTGGTCAATTGCGACAAATTGTGGGACCCCAGCTCTAGGTCCGCAAAATACGTGATCATCACTAATCACGCTGCTGCCCCGTAGGGCAGCTGGGGGATGTGAACCTAATCATCATTCCCTCCGCCGGCTGTTTGTTAACACGCAACGCCTGCCAGCTCGTGACGTTACGCAACGTCTTTCATCCTGCTTCGGTAGCTTTATCTCGTCATTGACACTGATGTGTCACGCAGGAACCATCAACGAGCCCCCATGAATGAGAGCTCGTCTGTTTGTTGTGTCCTTTAAGAAGGACAATAAGTTATCTGTAACCAAGCAGCATGCGGCTCGCTGTCGTTGTTGGTCAACGAAATTGACCCGCCAGCAGTTGTAACCTCAACACGGTACAGCCATTCTGCACTGTGATCTGTTTGGCTCAATGAATTGACAAATCCAACGTCGTTGACTACTGTGGCATCATGTGCGGCGATGACCAAGTCATCTGCAGCGAATGCTGTGCCACCAGCACGAGCGCCGATACCAGTAATCATGTAGGTACCTGCTCGTGAGAAGGAAAGCCACTGGGACGTGGTGTCAATTGTGCTGTCGCTCATCCATCCCATCAACTGTGACTCCTGTTGTGGGGTGAGACTTGGTTTCACGAGAGGTCCTGAGCTCGCTCCGAGCAAAAGAACCCCAACGCCCTCTGTCGTCTCACTCGAGCTAAATGTTACCTCAGAAATGGCACTCCCTTGAAGAATGAGAGTGTCGCCGAAGAAGGGGCTGGCTGCACCGACAGCCAAATTCTGAGAAATTGCAAATTTGTCCATGAAAGGCGCTACCACGGGAAGTTCAGGCAATGAAAGTTCAACATCGTAAGTGACGTATATCCTCCCAAGCGTGACTCCGAAAGAGCCCTGGGGCAAACCTTCAGTTGCAACCGTGAGAACACCGTGGTCATATAAATTCGGTGGTCCCTCCGAGCCCGGCCTTCTTGTAAATAGACGGTCAGACGCTTGCAACTTAGGGTCACACTCCACTCCATGGATGAGGTCCTCGCTCGGATTGCCACGTGTGTGGTATGCCGATTGAAGGACAGCCTCCATGCTTGAATACGGGAGCATGTTTGAATTGTATTGTGTAGCCATGGCAATGGTGCCCAACCCAACTGAGGATGAGTAGTTGGACGAAGTGCTCTCGAAAGAGAAAATGCACCCCTTAAGACACCATTCGGTGTATAAGCTGGCTATGTTTGCGAGCCAAGGGAAAGAGTTCCTATCAGTGGGCTGAAGCCTGTACTGCAACTGAGTAAAGTTTTCTGTCTCCCCGGATGCCGGTGAGACAATGGCCCCGAGGTACTCGCGTTTCTTGACTCGGATTGTGGACGTGCCAGTGTCAGAGAATGAGAAGGCTTTTGAAATCTTCCCTTCTTCATCTCTCGGCATCGACTCCACAATCGAATTTTTCTTAATTGTGTAATCTCCGAAACCAACGACTTTTGAAAGTGCGTTGCCCGCCCAGTTACCCGCCTTTCCAAAATCTCCGGGATTGAAAATCCTCCTCATCGCATCAGTGAAGTAATTTCCTTTTCCTTTGATCTGTTTCGGCATCCCTGGTGGGAGCTGTCGGGATCTACCGACTGCATTGTTTCTCGCTTTATCGCGCAGGGACTGTGCCCTGCGCTGTTTCGTTGTAGGTACCATGTTGTATGGGATCCGCGACTGGTGACGCCGACTGTACATCACAATAACCACCACTTTTCGCTGGCGGCGGCCGTCCAGTCTGTTGACATTCCGTGCGTGGTGACTTTGCCACCTGTTGCACTTAGTACTGAAGTAACAGTTTTGGCTCTTTAATATTGCAACCCCATGACCGCTAAATATTTATACTCGAGGCGGCCTCCGAGTTGATGCAACCCCCTGTCACCAGAGGGTAGGCTCACCGAACGTTGCGCTATCGTACCGGCGCTCGCGATCTACTTGTTCGCGAGGCGTCATTCCGGTGGTGAGCCAGAAATTATAACGGTCTTCTTGAGTGTATTCGACCGCTGCAACCGCATCCATCCTTCTTGTATCACGTGTTACGACTTGGTAATACAAGTAATTAGAGGAGTACAAATGCGAAACATGCTTCTTCTTCAGTTCGCTTTGACCGCTCAACCTCACCAACATCCGGTAGAAGTTGTGGTAGACAGGCACACCGTAATTCGTGTGTGCACCTCCCAAACCAACCGCTAGCAACCTATCTGAGACCTCGCTCTCCTGGCACATCAGGAGTGCGTCCTTCTCAAGACAGGACAGCCCTCTAATCATGGTCTTCCTGGACCCGAGGATAATGGGACTACACTGACAGAAGACAATCTTGCCCACTTCATCAGCGTACCCATCGATCTTCAATGTGTATCCGAAACGCAGAAGGTGGGCGATGACATCTGCAGTGTCAATCGCTCCCCGTTCTGAAATACATCCAAAGTCGTCACCACAGTCAAGTGGTTCGATCTTGATTCCTTTACCCTTAAAGTAGTCAATGAAAATATTGTTTATGACCACATGGGCTACGAATGCCGTTTCGTTGGAGCCGTCAAATAGCATCGCAGGTAAGTCGACCTTGACTGCGTGGTTGATACCATTGCAGTCTGCGACTATCGCTTTGCCCCTGACTCCTTGCGCTTTCACCCAGTTTCTGGCATCCTCGAAACACGCGTAAACCAACGAGTAAGCGTACTCCAACGCTTCTCCACGAGTGTGTTGAGAATATCTGGAACAGTCGAAACAAGTGTAAACTGGGTCGTTAAAACGTCCCCACTTGTTATAAACTAATTCGCCAATGGCGTCCTGAGTCAGTCCTTTGGTACATACTGGAAATTCTACACCACAGTACATATCCCAAAGACTATCGATGACTCGGTAAAGTGATTTACCATCAAGCGGATCCTCAATGCTCTTGATGAACGGACCCTTCTTGACTAGACATTCCTCATAGCTTGGACAGATCATACGACAGGCCTTGTCTTCGGCAGCAGCCTCCCTGCTACCTTTTACGAACAATTTGACCTCATAAAACTTGTCCAACCAGCCAGATTGGTTGAGATTATTGAGAGCTTCCCGATAAACTGCGCGCCTGTGAGCGGGGGCAGACTCCACCCACTCTTCAGGCGACATCAGCCGCAGTTCACCGAGTTCTCTCCTTATTTGATAAACAAGGTATCCGATGCTGTCGAACACACCTAACTCCACAGGAGGGGGCTTCTCTAGCCCTGTTTTGCCTTGCACCAAGAATATTCTGTTAACTAACCCCTCTACCATATTCTCTAGAGAGTTATTGTTGACAGTGTAGTGATAAGCAAATTCCCTGCCTCTTTTGGAAATTATGTTCGAACGGCATAGTTTGGTGGCTGTCAAACCGACCATAGCTACAAACGTTCTACCTTGAGTCCTTCGAGTTGATGAGCCCAGTGGAGTGATGGTGATAGGGAGGTCCCAGTTGACTATTTCTGTGACATCCAAGATTTTGTATCTACCGTAGCACTCCACCGGGCTTGCTCATATTTTCGCATTCCCACCTTGGGTGATGGCGAATCCGAACTCAGACGCGCTTGGTGCGACAACAGCCATGTAAATAGGCTTGATGTACCTTGCTTGCTGCAGTTTAGTCAGATCGCTCTCCTTCACTGCTCGCAACACCATTCTCATGATTGCGCCTTGTTCAGCGGTCGTAAGATGTTCCGTGCCGTACATCGTGATCGGCATCGCATCTACCTTGACCTGCATGATCAACTCCTTGGCCTTCTGTGTAAGCCCGTCGATCGTCTTCTTCTCGAAACTCCTGTCGAGTTTCTCAAACAACCGCGGCTCCTGAAAAGGGTTCTGGGTCCTGTTACCTGAGAAGCATGCCCAACACCTACTGTAATGCATAGTAGACAGCTGTTCACCCTCTGCAAGCAGAACGTCCTCGCTCCTTTTCTCCAGTTTGGCCAACCTGTGGGCCTCGCATCCTGCACGCCATGAGTATAGCAGGCCTTGCACGTACCTGCCGTTCTCTGGGTCGATAGTCAACATGAGCATAAGCCACTTAAGGCCTCTCATCGTCGCTACGCTACCACCTACACCGAACTTCAGATCCTGTGGTTTGACATGTTTGTTGATTTTGTCATAGAATCGTCCGTCGCATTTGCAGGTTTGGTATGCACAGAACACACACTTGCCCGCGTATCGGAAAATTGACGGCATCCTACCAGCCGCAACGCTCTTCGTGAAGCAAATCATGCCGTAGGCTACTTCAACCGTGTCTTCTTCCTCAACGCTCGGGTCCTCCATCAAGGCAGGATCACCGATTTTGGACGCGAGTACGGCGCTGATCTCTTGTTCTGGGGTACACCACCTCCAGCAACATTTTGACGCCCGTCCGACAGCTGATGCTGCTGCCTTAGCACTCAGTGCTATGTGTGCGGAACCGGTCTGCAGACCCAGCTTCACACGCCGCCACTTAGATGGTTTATCGGCCTTCTTGTACGATTGCTCTCCAGCAACCCCAAGGGTGTTGACAGTTTCGCCTCTCCGGCGAAAAGAAAATAACCTGGAGAAACAACCTACATGTTCCTCCGCTTCGTTCTCCTCTAGGTCACAGTCGTCAGCTGCTACCTCGCCACATTCCGGCACTTCCTCAATGATATGCTCTACCTCCACATCTTCTTCAATGAGTATTTCGTAACGTGCGTCGTGTGCGTCTTCTTCCAGGGTGGTTGTGTCCTGTCCAAAGATAATGGTGGGCTCCTCCCGCTCCTCCTCTAAGCCAAATTCGCTAAAACCGCTTATCAGACCAGCATCGCTGGCCACGCGGTCAAAGTCGACTTCTACTTCCTGCAGTTGGCGGTGAGCTTTTTGTGCTGCTCGCCTCAGAGATCTCATGGCTTTATCACTCATCTCTGGGTCGTAGGGGGGGGCATTGGTTAGGAGTCCCAGGGTTTTGAATCCGCCTCCCCTCGGCTGCCTTTGTTAGAGTGTGGTCTCCTCGGCTGACTGGTCGTCTTCCTCGCTGCTTATTCAGGTAGTGGCTAACAGGCAGGTGTCCGGTTGGTCCTAACACCGCACCGACGAAGGACAGACGCGGCAATGCTGCGCGCCTGCCCTGCTGCAAACTATGCTCGTGGATACTGGTTTTTCCCCCCGCTCTCCCTGTTTCCCTTCCTCTACTCACCCTTCATAACAGTCCGGCAATTATTCCCAGAAAGTTGATGCCTTGCCCCGTGCATAGGCCGTGGCGCTGTCCACAACAGTGCCCGCTAAGGAATGGCGAGCCAGGCCCCTACCTCTGCCTGACTCGATCAGATTCACATTCTGAGCTTTGCTCAATCTACATCTGATCTCCGACCGCTTATTTTTGTGTGTCAAACTTCGTTCGCCCGTGTGCTCTACCAAAACCACACGTTTGTCTAAGAATGACCGATTTTTGTTTTTACGCGGCCAGGGTACCCGTAGGTGGAAACACCGCATGCCTGCGATGTTTAGGAATGCCCC